AAATGAACTTTTTATCAGTCTCATTGTACATAACATTATTTGTATGTAAATCATTATGTGTAAAGTTAAATGCTTTTTGATATGTAATTAAAATCATAATAATCTGCATTAATGATGAATACCATTCTTCTTTTGATAAATCATTTGTTAAAATTAAATCGTCAAATGTATTTTCGCAAAATTCCATTCCAATAACTTGAACTGGAAATTTTGGAATAGTCACATCTATTCTCTCTTCTTCAAAAGATTCGTCATCATCGTCATTATCTTCATTCTCGTCATTCTCTTCATTTTCGCAGTCATCATCATTATCAGGTTTATCACTATCTAAGTTTTCAATTTCTCCACAATCATCACAATCTTCATGTTCTCCATTATCAGTATACGATGACCTTGATGAACAAGTTGAATTTGATTTTAACGTAACATTCTGATCAGAATCTTTTTGACTAACATCTTTTTGTTCCAAAAGATTAATATTTGTTAAATCGATTAAATCTGATGGTAAATCAGAAATATTTACTATTTTTTCATCAAATACATCCTCAAACATTTCATTATCAAACGATTTAATTGATATTTGTGATTTGGCGCTTGAATTATGTTGAATTGTAATAGGTTTCAATTTGGGGGTTTCATCTTGAAATAAATGATCGTAATCATCAATTTTAAATAATACATTTTTATTTTTATTAAAGAAATCAGAACCATTTAAATAATCAATATCATCAAATACATTTAAAATAAAATCATTTTTAATACCTAAAAATGAACCATAATAATCAACCCCGTGTGTAAAACCATGCGTGTAAATTAAATTACTTGATAAAAATACAAACATTCCGTCAACATATGCTGAATTATTTTGGTCAATAAATTTTGAATGACAATCTAATTCAGTTGAATTTATTTTTGGTAACTCAAATAATTTTTCATCATTTAAATTATATTTTCCAATTAAATATTTAAATGGATCTAATAATGGTGCCATTTTAAAAAATACTTCTTTATCTTTTACTTTGTTATTCTGTATATTTTTTAGCCTACAATTAAACAAATGAAAATCATCTTCATTTCCTTCGTTAACATTTGAAATATACCATTTGTTATTTAAATTAATGCTGTTATAATTGCTATCATTTAAGGTGAAGAATTTATTGTAAATTGGTATATAGTTTTGTGCATTTGAGAGAAAAAGTGTTTCAGGTTTCTCTAAACATTTAAAAAGTTCAAGATTTTTCCTTTTTTGATAGTTCACGTTTATCATTCTTTAGCTAATTAATATATAAATTATATGTATTTTTAACTTATTATAAATGCTATTAATATTATTTCTCTCTCTCATTGCGTAAAAACATGTAAAATTTAATTTATATTTAAATTAATAATGTCTTTAGAACTAAAGAAATTTGATATGAAAAGTATAAGCTTCAAACCTAATGAAAATAAAGGTCCTGTTATTGTATTAATTGGTAAGAGAGATACTGGTAAATCTTTTTTGGTAAGAGATTTATTATTTTATCAACAAGATATTCCTATTGGTACAGTTATTTCTGGAACTGAAGAAGGTAACGGATTTTATGGCAAAATGGTCCCAAAATTATTTGTTCATAATGAATATAATACTGCTATTATTGAGAATATTTTAAAAAGACAACGCACTGTTTTAAAGCAAATTAAAAAGGAAATGGAAACTTATAAAAGAACTACAATTGATCCTCGTGCTTTTGTTATATTAGATGATTGTTTATATGATAATACATGGGCTCGTGATAAAATGATGAGATTACTTTTTATGAACGGAAGACATTGGAAAGTAATGTTAGTTATTACTATGCAATATCCTTTAGGTATTCCTCCTAATCTAAGAACAAATATTGATTACGTTTTTATTCTTAGAGAGAACTATATTGCTAATAGAAAACGTATTTATGAAAATTATGCTGGTATGTTTCCAACATTTGAATCATTTGCTCAGGTAATGGACCAATGTACAGAAAATTTCGAATGTTTAGTTATTCATAATAATTCAAAATCAAACAAATTAAATGATCAGGTTTTTTGGTATAAAGCAGATAGTCACGGTGATTTTAGATTAGGCTCTAAAGAATTTTGGGAATTATCCAAAGATCTTAAGGATGATGAAGAGGAGGAACAATATGATCCTTCAAAGAGTAAGAAAAAGGGCGCAGGTCCTAAGATTAGTGTTAAGAAAACAAATAAATGGTAATATACTTTTAAAAAAAGTATAGCAAAAATAATAAAATAATATAAAAAATAATAATATTATTTTATTTTTATTAACAATCATCGAATGAAATTGTTACAGGATATTTGATATAGCAATAGTCTCTCCAGTTTGTGTTTGGATTATTTAATTCGCACCAATCAAATAGTATTTTTCCATTTGATGCTTTTATGGGCAATCTTTCCCATAAATTATATTTAAAAGTAAATAATATATTCATTATTCCCATTTCATTTGTTTTACAAAAAGTATATTTATTCATAGCTTCAATGAGTTGATTTTTATCGCACAATTTAAGAATATTTGTATCATAAATCCACATACAATTAAGCATATAATTTGAATTTAAAATTGTCTCTCCAAATTCAGATTTTAATGAGTCGATTAGTTCTGGTTTATCGTTACTTAATTGACAATTAAAACCTTGATCTTCATAAAGCTTACCATCTTTTGGTGCTAAAATTTTATTTTTATAATCAATCTCAAGTAGATATTTAACATCATCTAATATACGCAATCCAGAATCAAAAAATACAACACGAGACCATTTGGAAAAATAATCATCAAATATATGTAATTTCTCCCACTGTAATAACTTAGTAACTTCTCTCTTATCAGTTGTATCAAGAAACCCTGATTGTCCTATTTTAAAAAGTAAAATAGATTTATCGATTTGTGTAAACTTTTTCTCAGTAACATTATAAAAATCCTTAAAATTTGTATTCAAATCAAAATTGATTGTGATTAAAACAATATCACCCTTCCAATTACCTTTACTTCTTAAATCAATAATTGTTCTTTTAGCTTTATTAAAATAATTAAAATCAGATACTAATGTGAAAACGGTATCACTATTATCTTCTAATTTAATGGATGAAGATTGACTAACTTTTTCTTCTATAATTTTATCCTTATCTGCTATAGATGAATAGAATTCATATTGTTCCTTTTTAATAACTTTATGAAATGTAATAGCATCAGTTAATTGATATTCATTTTCATGTTCAGCCAAGTGAAAAAGATTGCTATTAAATTGATTTACCTTATTATTTTTAGCAATTTCTTGAATCCATAATCCAATACATAAATCATCACACCATTGTTCTTTTAAATTAATTAATGGATAATATGCTTCATTTTTACCAATTTTTCTAACATATTCAGTAATAAGAGCATATAAAGATTTTGAGATTGCGTAACCAGCACCTCCTGACATATATAAGCAAAATTGACTTCTAATATGGTCTAATTCTTTACCAATATAATAATTTTCATTAGAATTATAATTTGTTAAGAATTTTTTGAGTCTATTTTCAAAGACAAATGTATCATCATCAATTAATATATACCAATCATAATCAGGAATATTCATATGATAAATGAAATGAATATATTTCCATGTTATATTTTGTGTATCATCCATAGAAAACCATCCAAAATGTCTTTTTTCAACATCAGGCTTAGATGTAAGATAGTAAATATCTTCTTTATTTACATTTTTAAGCATAATATCCATTTGATACTTTACTCTTGTATCTAGATATTTATCACATGTAGAAATAATATAACAAATTTTCATAATGGTTATATTAATTATTTAATTTTAAATGGATTTTAAATATTAACATTTAAAAATATTAATTAAGATTAATAAATGGAAAATTTAACCGATGAAGAACTATCAAGTTTATGGATTGATAAACCATATATGGAAAAAATATTAAATAATTTAGATTTTTCACATTATAAATATTTAAAAAAAGAAAATATAATTCAATTTGAAAAAGATGGTTTTACTATATTAAAAAACGTTATTCCTCATGAAGATATAGATAAATTAATAAAAATTATAGAAAGTAATATTATAAAAAATAATAATGAAATATTTTGTTCTTATGGATTAAATATAAAAAAAATAACTGATATTGATACAAGTATTCCTCTAACAAAAATATTAGATTTATATGTAAAAATTAATGAAGCATCTAAAATATTATGTCATGATTCAATAAAAGAATTTTTAGAATTAATGTACAAGGGTCAAGTTAAATTAATTCAAAGTTTATATTTTAATAAAGGTTCAACACAATCATTACATCAAGATCCAGCATATGTAGTAATAGAACCTCATCCTTATAATTTAATAGCTGTATGGGTAGCATTAGAAGATATATTAGAGGGTTCTGGTGAATTATTGTATTTACCTGGTTCACATAAAAAACTAAAATTTAGATATGGAAATGGAAGAATTAATTTCAATAATGAAAAAGACAAAAAAGAATTACATAATCACCATCTATTTTGCTTACAAGAAATGAGTAAAGAGATTACGCCTTTAAAATTTTTTGCAAAAAAAGGTGATATTTTATTTTGGCATGCTGGATTGGTTCATGGTGGAGCTCCAATAATTAATAATGAGCTAACGCGTAAATCAATTGTAGGACATTATTGTCCTAGTAGAGAAAATCCATATTATTATATATTTGATAATAATAGATATACATCAAAATGTAATAACATTGACATAGTATCAATGTACTATAAAAAATAATATAAAAAATTATTAGTTATATTATTTTATTTTTGCTTGATTTAATCAACTTGTTCCATAGAATCTTTATTAGCAAAAGGTCCGCTAATTAATTGACTTTGACCGTTATCAGTCTTACCAACAACAATATTTTCACCTTCGAACAATTCCATACAGATATCCGCAGTAGAAATATTTTCCTGTTCCTTAAACGCTTGTTCTTGAGTATTAACATTGTTAACACCAATTAAGTTGCCTTGTTCATCAATGGCCTGAGTTAAGGTGTTGCCAGATTTCTCAGCATTCTTAATATTCTCATCAATTGCCTTTTGTTTAGATTCCTTGACACGTTGCTCAAAAGCAGTCTTGGCGTTAGATTCGTTCTTGGTCTTCTCGCTCATGAGTTGATTGAGTTCTTCTTCCATGTACTCAACGCGTCCAGTCTTGTAAGCTTCAGGATCCCAGGGCATCCACATACCAACAGGACCAACATAAACGTCATGATTAGGATCAATCTCTCTCAACATTTTACATCTCATCTCGGCTTCTTCTTGAGTAGGGTATGAGCCGCGAATTTTAAGACCTCTAGTATTGGTTTGGAAGTTATGAGCAACATCAAATTGTTTTTGGAGTTCTTCTTCATTATTATCAATAAAAGTTTTGAACTCATCATCCATGCTAGAATTAATAAGTGATTCTCTCTCTTCCTTTACAAAATCCTTAAAATCATTTGATACATCATCAAATGAAATATTGTATTTAAAAGAAACAAAATTTAGAAACTGAACAAATTTTTCCATTGATTTATTAAAATCCCACTTCTTTAGGAACTCTTCAAAAAAGAAGATTTGTTTTTCTTTTAGAATTTTATCTGGAGAACAAAATGATACACAAACGAATTTTTGTCCAGCAATAGGTTTATCCTCCTCTAATAAGTCAACGTATTTAGGATTAACTTTTCCATTAACCTGTTTTCTCTCAAAACCAGACTTTTTTGAATTCTTTTCTTTAGAATGATTCATTTTAAATAGATTA